CGTAGTCCTGATAATCGTAAGTTTGGTATAAGCCCTATACCCGATAAAGTCTATAAAGTTTATTTTTATGCTTTTGTTTCTCCTACAGAACTTGCTGCACACGGAGATGTTATAATACTACCCGATCAATACGCTTCTGTTATTACAGCTCGTACACGTTACTATGTGCATCAGTTTAAAGAAAACTTACAACAGTCGGCTTTTGCATTAGATGATTATAAAAAAGGAATGAAAAGAATGAAATCTAATCTTATTAATCCTCAACCTAAAAATATGACAGACGATAGAGTTTATTTCTAGTGGCTGCATCACAGCCTTTTTCAGTTGCACTGCAAGGTGGTTTAGATAAATCCAGTAATACTATGGAGCTTTTAACAAGACCAGGAGTAGCAACTAGATTATCTAACTTTGAAATCTCTACACGCGGTGGCTATAGACGCATTAACGGCTATACGCAACTAGGAGATGGTACAAGACCTAATACCTCTAATGAAATATTAGGTATGACTGTATATGCTGACGGTGTAATAGCTTCTTCAGGTACTAATATATACTTTAGTCAAGACGGTGATAGTTGGTTACAGATTAATAAAGCTAGTGTAGCAGGTGGTGGAGATAACTTTAGTACCTTTTCAGGTCGTAGTGCTTCAACTAGAACTTCTCAAGGTAAAGCACACTTTGCAACCTTTGAAGGTAATACTACATACGGTGAAGTTATCGTTACTGACGAAGGCTCTGGAGTAAAACCTTTCTATTTTAAGATGACAGGTACTGGAGATGCATTAAGCAGTAGAACTTTTTTTGCAAAAGAAATAACAGTAAGTGGTACACATTTCCCTAAGTTCTGTGTAATCCACGATAAACATTTAGTAGTTGCAGGTGCAGCTACAGCTTTAAATACTATATTCTATAGTGGTACAAGTGACATAGATGATTTTACTTCTACAGGATCAGGCAGTATTGTACTAGACGATCAAGTAGTAGGTTTAAAATCTTTCCGTAACGAGCTTTTTGTATTCTGTAGAAACTCTATATATAAGTTACAAAACATAAATGATTCAAGTACAATAGCAATAGTACCAGTTACAAAGAACGTAGGTTGTGTAGACGGTAAAACTATACAAGAGTTTGCAGGTGACTTGCTTTTTCTCGCTCCTGATGGTTTCAGAACTATTGCAGGTACAGCAAGAATTGGTGACGTTGAGTTAGGAACTGTTAGTAAAATGATACAACCTATTGTAAACGGAATATTTGATAACATTGTTGATTATGAATTTAGCAGTGTAGTACTTAGAGATAAGTCTCAGTATAGAATGTACTATAGCGGTTCTGCAGAATCTACATTAAACTCAAAAGGTATTACAGGAACTCTCACAGCTAGAGGATTTGAATGGACAGAAGTAAGAGGTATACAAGCCCCTGCTATAGCTTCTGGTTTTAACTTTGCAGGTAAAGAAAAAGTTTATCACGGAGATAGGAACGGTTATATTTATAACCACGATACAGGAAGTTCTTTTAATCCTGAAGGAGTTCTAACAAGTATATTAGCAGAGTATCAATCACCTGATTATGATTACGGAGACTTCGGAACTTTAAAAACTTTAGATCACGTTAAAGTATCTTTAAGACCAGAAGGAGCAACAGATCCTACATTAAGAGTTAGATTTGATTTTGACACTACAGATAGAATACAGCCTCCAGATGTTTCATTAGAAACAAACGATCCTGCTATTTTTGGTGCTTCTATATTTGCAGCAACAGTTAAGTTTGGTGCAGCAGAATCTCCTTTAATAAGACAAAGTGTACAAGGAAGTGGACACAGTAACTTCTTTAAAATTTTTAGTGAGGACACAAATGCTACTTACACAATATATGGATTATATATAAACTACAGACCATCGGGAAGACAATAATAATAAGAGAGAATTAAATTATGGCTCAAACATATACTAGACAAAGTTCGATAGCAGATGGAGATACTATAACTGCCGCGCTTTTTAACAATGAATATAATCAACTTTTAAATGCTTTTGCTTATAGCTCAAGTAGTGCTTCATCTACAGGCCACAGACACGATGGAACTGCTGGACAAGGCGGTAATATTCATACTATTGGTGACTTAGACTTTTTAAATAAAATTGTTGCAGACAGTACTAATAATCGTTGGGGAGTCTTTGTACAGGTATCTAGTGCAGCCGTAGAGCAAGTAAGAATATCTGACGGTGTTGTTTCTCCTGTTACAGACAGTGATGTTGATCTAGGTACAAGTTCTCTTTATTTTAAAAATGCTTACATAGATGCTATAACTACTACAGGTAACGTAGCTGTAGGCGGTAACTTAACAGTTACAGGTACTACAGCTTTTAACGGTGGTACACTTACTCTTGGTGATTCTGCTGCAGACAGCGTAGTCTTTGGTGCAGATGTTAACAGTAATATAATTCCTAACACAGATAGTGCTTTTGATTTAGGTAGTTCTTCACAGGAATGGAGAGACTTATACTTAGACGGTACTGCACACATTGATACGTTAGACGTAGATGTAAACGCTACCATTGCAGGTACATTAGGTGTTACAGGCATTGCTACTTTTACTGATGATATTATTATTGGTGACGGCAAAACAATAGGTTCTGCTTCAGATGTAGATGCTATAACAATAGCGTCTAACGGTCAGCTTACACTTACACAAACTTTAATTGGTACAGCATTAGACATTAGTGGTGACATTGATATTGATGGTACATCTAATCTTGACATTGTAGATATAGACGGCGCAGTTGATATGGCTACAACACTTGCAGTCGCAGGCAATGTAGATTTTAACGGTGACTTAGATGTTGATGGAACTACAAATTTAGATGTAGTGGATATTGATGGCGCTGTAAATATGGCAACTACATTACTTGTCACAGGTAACGTAGATTTCAACGGTGATCTAGACGTAGACGGTACTACAAACTTAGACGTTGTAGACATAGATGGTGCTGTAGATATGGCCTCTACCCTGGCGGTTGCTGGTGTTTTAACAGGTGCATCTCTAGATATTAGTGGTGACATAGACATAGACGGTACTTCAAACTTAGACATAGTTGATATTGACGGCGCAGTTGATATGGCTACTACACTTACAGTTGGTGGTGAAATAACAGCAGCTAGTTTAGATATATCAGGCAACGTAGACATTGATGGTACTTTAGAAGCTGATGCAGTTACAGTAAACGGTGTGACTCTATCAGAAACAATTAGTGATACTGTAGGAGCTATGGTAACAAGCAATACTGAATCAGGTATTACAGTAGCCTATCAAGATGCAGACAATACTTTAGACTTTACAGTCGGTACACTTAACCAAGATACAACTGGAACAGCAGCAATAGCTACAACAGTTACTATTACAGACAACGAAAGCACCAACGAAAACAACGCTATTATCTTTACAGCAGGTGGAGACTTAGACGGTGGTAACTTAGGTTTAGAATCAGATGGTGATTTAAAATACAACCCAAGTACAGGAACTCTTTCTGCTACTAATATTTCTGTTAGTGGTACACTTAGTACTGTAGACTCAGTTACTATGAGTGCTAACAATGCCGTTATATTTGAAGGTGCTACAGCTGATGCACACGAAACTACACTTACTGTTGTAGATGCTACGGCTGATAGAACAATTACTTTACCTAACGTATCAGGTACAGTTCCTGTATTAGCTGCAGCAAGTAATACACAAATTACTTCTACACCTGCAGAGCTTAATGCCTTAGATGGTATTACTGCTGTTGTAGGTGAGCTTAATGCTTTAGATATTGGCAGCACTGCTGTTGGTACAGCTGTAGCTTCTAAAGCAGTTATATTAGATTCTAATAAAGACTATACAGGCGTTAGAAACTTTACATTGTCCGGTGAATTAGACGCAGGAAGTTTAGATGTTTCAGGTAATGCTGACATAGACGGTACATTAGAAACAGATGCTTTGTCTATAAACGGTACAGCAGTTACTAGTACAGCAGCAGAGCTTAATGCTTTAGACGGTATTACTGCAGTAGTCGGAGAGCTCAATGCTCTTGACATAGGTAGCACCGCAGTCGGTACAGCAGTAGCTTCAAAAGCAGTTATACTAGACTCTAACAAAGATTACACAGGTGTTCGCAACTTTACAATTTCAGGTGAGCTTGACGCAGCTACTTTAGATGTAAGTGGCAACGTAGACATTGATGGAACATTAGAAGCTGATGCTATAACAGTTAACGGTACTTCTCTTGCAGAAACTATTTCTGATACAGTCGGAGCTATGTTTAGTTCTAATACAGAAACAGGTATCGCTGCAACTTATCAAGACGCTGATAACACGATTGACCTAGTTATAGGCAATGATGCGATTGTTCAATCAATGATTGCTGATAATGCTATTGATTCACAACATTATGTTGATGCTAGTATTGATGTGGCTCACATGAGTGCTAACAGTATTGATAGTGCTCAATATGTAGACGGAAGTATAGACACTGCTCATATAGCAAACTCACAAATAACCGTTGCTAAGATGGCAGCTAATAGTATTGACTCAGCCCAATATGTTGATGGCTCAATAGATACAGCTCATTATGCTGACAACTCTATTACAGGAGCTGAATTAGCAGACAACATAGACATCGCTGGAACTTTTGATGTTACGGGTGCTACAACATTAGATAGTACATTAGCAATAACAGGTATAGCAACAGCAGCTAAATCAGCAAATATTACAGAAGTGGCTTTAGCAGATGGAACTACAGCTTGGGATGCAGCAGCAAAAGCTAACGCAAACTTAGTCTTAGAAGAAAACACAACTATATCAGCTCCGGGTAACCCAGTTGCAGGAGCAATTATTAGTATAGAAGTAGCACAACATGCATCTTCAGGACCT